ATGAGTATGCTTATATTGCTGATGAGTATCCTGACGATATTCTTTGGGATGTCAGTAAAATACTTATTGCCTATCTTGATATCGAAGTTGGATCCGAAAATGGATTTCCTGAACCAAGAGATGCAAACGAAGCAATCACCGCAATCAGCATCAAGGTTAAGGGTAATTATTTTGTGTTTGGTTGTGGCGATTATGTCAAGCATCGTGACGACGTGCACTATGCAAAGTGTCGCGATGAGTCCGATCTCATACGACGCTTCCTCGACTTATGGAGTCGATGGCACCCAGATGTAGTCACTGGCTGGAACGTCGAGCAATTCGATATTCCCTATCTTGCAAATCGCATCACCAAGATTCTTGGTGAAGATGAAGCCAAGAAACTCTCGCCTTGGAATCGTATCAGCAAACGTGAAACGGTGATGATGAATCGTCCAGTGCAGTTCTATGATCTTTCTGGAATTGCCATTCTTGACTACATTCAACTCTATCGCAAGTTTACTTATTCGCAGCAAGAGTCTTATCGTCTTGATAACATTGCTCACGTTGAGTTGGGTGAAAAGAAATTAGATTATTCTGAGTTCGAAACTCTACATCAATTATACAAACATGACTATCAAAAGTTCATTGAGTATAACATCAAGGACGTTGAACTTGTTGAGAAACTCGAAGATAAGATGAAGTTGATTGAGTTGGCTTTGACTCTTGCGTATGATAACAAAGTCAATTACGATGATGTGTTCACTCAAGTCCGTATGTGGGATGCGATTGTGTACAACTATTTGTTACGCAAGAAGATTGTCATCCCGCAGATGTCGCGCAGTACAAAAAGTTCGCAGTATGAAGGCGCATATGTCAAAGACCCCATTTGTGGCATGCATGAATGGGTTGCTTCATTTGACTTGAACAGTCTGTATCCTCACTTGATCATGCAGTATAACATCTCAATGGAAACTCTGATTGAGCCAAAGTTATACAATGATAACATGCGTGGGTTTATTAGCAACTGTAACATCAACGTTGATAATCTTCTTAATCAAGAAGTTGATACAAGCATCCTAAAAGATCTTGGTGTAACTGTGACGCCGAATGGTCAGTTGTTTCGCACTCAAGAGCAGGGTGTTCTACCTGAGATTATGGACAGCATGTACAAAGATCGTACACGCTATAAGAAGTTGGCATTGGAAGCCAAGAAGAAAATCGAAACTGTTCTTGAAGATAAGAATCAAGTGACTTATCTTGAGAAACAAGTCGCACGATACAACAATCTTCAGTTGGCAAAGAAAGTTACTCTAAACTCTGCTTACGGTGCGCTGGGTAATCAGTACTTCCGCTTCTTTGATATTCGTATCGCTGAAGGCATCACAACAGCAGGTCAGTTGTCTATTCGTTGGATTGAAAAGAAAATCAACGAGTACATGAACAAATTGCTCAAAACTGAAGGCGAAGATTATGTCATTGCTTCGGATACTGATTCAATCTATTTGAACATGGGTCCACTGATCAAGAAACTTTACCCTGATACTTCTGACATCAAGAAAGTCATCAAGTTTATGGATAAGGTTTGCGATGATAAGATCCAGCCGTTCATTGATGCGTCGTATGAAGAATTGAAAGAATATGTCAATGCGTTTCAACAGCGCATGGAAATGAAGCGTGAGTCTTTGGCTGACAAAGCAATCTGGACTGCAAAGAAACGATATATTCTTAACGTGCATGATAGCGAAGGTGTGGCGTATGCGAAACCCAAACTCAAGATCATGGGTCTTGAGGCTGTCAAGTCTTCAACGCCATCTGCTTGTCGCGTAAAGATTAAAGAGGCAATCAATATTGTAATGACGCAGACTGAGGATGATCTTCACAAGTTCATTGAAAAGTTCCGTCATGAATTTAAGACATTGCCTGTTGAGGACATCGCATTCCCAAGATCTGTGAATGGTCTAAAAGAATATGCTGACTCTGCGAACATCTTCAAGAAGGGAACACCAATTCATGTCAAGGGTGCTTTGGTTTACAATCACTTGCTGCGTGAAATGAAACTCAACAAACGCTATCAAGAAATTCAAGAAGGTGAGAAGATTAAGTTCATCTATCTGAAGCAACCAAATATTTACAATAATAACACTCTTGCATTCTTGTCAGGTATTCCCAAGCAGCTGGATGCTGAGCAATATATTGATTATGATTTGCAATTTGAGAAATCATTTCTTGAGCCGCTAGATATTATTCTTTCGTCAATTAATTGGCAGACTGAGAAAGTCGAATCATTAGATAGTTTCTTTTCATGATTAGTATTATAATGCCCACTTTATGGAAGGGCAAATTTTATAAAGAGATGCTCCCGATCTTGTCTGCTCATGAGTTAGTGGGTGAGATCATAATTATCGACAATGATCCTGATAATGTCGATAAAGAAATTGTTTCGCTTAAAAAAATTAAATATCTTCCACAAAAAGAAAACATCTACGTCAATCCTGCGTGGAATCTTGGTGTTGAAGTCTCATCATACGATCGCATTTGTTTATACAGTGATGATGTTCTATTTGATCCATTAGTTATCGATGCAGTTTATCCCTTCATGTCTGAAGATAAAGGAGTAACTGGCTTTGATTTTGATTCCATTTCTGAAAACCATCAATCGCTATTCAGAGCTGAGTGGGAAATGCAAATACCTCAAATTGTTCCTACATGGTCATTTCATTATAGATTTGGCATCTGTATGTTCATGCATAAAAATAGTTTTCATAAAATTTCAGATGACTATAAAATCTTTTATGGCGACACACACCAGTTTGATGTAAATTCATCGTTGAATCGGCAAAACTATAGAATTGAAAACTATGCATGCATGACAAAAATGAAGAGTTCGTCACGCAACTTCAACTCTATCACTGAAGAGGATAATAGAAAATATAAAGAAAACAATCCAAGCGAAGGTTTGGTTATGAATTTAATGGAAGAGTTAGCAAGGAGTTTGTTATGATTTCTGTAATAGTTCCAACAATGTGGAAACCTCAGCATATGTTGCGAATGCTTCCTATGCTTGATGCGCATTCATTGGTTGGTGAGATCATTCTAATTGATAACGATACGTCAAAAACGAATAAAGAATTTCTAAAAACAATAAGCAAATTGAACTATTGGAGTTTCGAGGATGGAAATATTTTTGTAAATCCAGCCTGGAACATTGGTGCAAAAATTGCTAAATATGACAAATTGTTTATTTTAAACGATGATTGTTTGATAAATTTAGCAAAACTTGATTTGATTTATGATCAGATAACTCCAGAAAATGGAATGATTGGATTTTCATTTTTAAGTTATTGTACATATACTATAGAAGCGTTTGATTCTTTATCTCAATCTGGGTTTGGTGAAGAAATTTCATTTGAAATAATTGATCCAAGAATGTATCCAACTCGTTCTGGAATGCCGCATCCTTTTTATGGATCAGCATATTTTACACATAAAGAAAATTATCATGTAATTCCTGAAGACTTAAAAATTCACTACGGTGATTTGTTTAATTATGTTTCAAATTTAAAGAAAGGTATTCATAATTACACTATTGAAGATGGTCTTGTGATGACGAATTATTCATCAACTGTTTCTTCTATTTCAAAAGATATACTGAATCATGAAGCAAACATTATGAAGCAGGTATTTGAGAAACATGGACTTACAAATATAAAGTATACAATACCAAACTAATGGCATTACTCGCACTTATTGCTGGCTTATTGCTTTCTGGCACTGCAGCATATTACTCAATCATTGGCTTGATCGCCATTTTTCCTGGTGCAGTCTTTGCCATTTCATTAATGGGCGCAAGTCTAGAGTTTGCAAAACTCGTCGCTGCCTCTTGGTTGTATCGCAACTGGAGTATTGCGCCAAAACTGATTAAAGGATACTTCATATTCGCGATATTCATCTTGATGTTCATCACTTCTCTGGGGACCTTCGGTTATCTTTCGAAAGTTCATCTTGAATCTTCAATTGGTGTTGCTGACAATTCACTTGAGATTGCAAGAATTGAACAGCAGATTGCAAGCCAACAAAGACAAATTGATAATGCTCAGAAATCTCTGAACTCTTTAGATGCGGTTGTTGAAACATCTTTCATGGATGGCGCAAGAATTCGCAATCAGCAAAAAGCAGAAAGAACTGCATTAAATAATGTGATTGAATCTGCAGATGCGAAAATCGATGATCTCAATGTTCAACTAGTTCCACTCCGCCGCTCTAACATCGAGTCTGAGGCAAAAGTTGGTCCATTGAAATATATCGCTGAATTGATTTATGGTAAAGAGGAAGCAGTAAATTATTTCGACAGTGCAGTAAGATTTGTGATCATACTCATTGTTCTTGTATTTGACCCATTGGCGGTTCTATTACTTATTGCAGCAAATATCTCGTATACTAACAGACCACAAGAACCAATTCTTGAAAGAAAGAAAAAGGTTGACAAAAAGACTGAGGTGAAGTATAATAGAGGTATCAAAGACAGCATCTATAATTTTATGATGCGCGATGATTTTGGTATTCAACACACAGATAAGGTGAATGAAAATGAGTCTACTCGAAAAGTTAAAGAAAAACACGACGATTAAAGACACTGCGATTCTTGCGAAGTCGAAATTCTTCGCCGCAAAGGATATGGTTCAAACTGCAATTCCTGTGGTGAACGTCGCATTCTCTGGCGACCTTGATGGTGGGTTTACTCCTGGTCTTACGATGTGGGCTGGTCCGTCGAAGCACTTCAAGACTGCATTCAGTCTCTTGATGGCAAAGGCATATCAAGACAAGTATCCCGATTCTGTTGTTCTGTTCTACGACTCAGAGTTTGGTACTCCACAAAATTATTTTGATTCTTTTGGCATTGATAAAGACCGAGTTGTTCACACTCCAGTTACGGATGTTGAACAATTGAAGTTTGATATTATGCAACAGTTGACTAACATCGAACGTGGCGAGCGTGTAATGATCGTCATTGACTCGATTGGTAACTTGGCTTCGAAAAAAGAAGTCGAGGATGCGTTGGACGGTAAGTCAGTCGCTGACATGAGCCGCGCAAAGCAAATTAAATCCCTGTTCCGTATGGTGACCCCACACCTCACCCTAAAGGACATTCCTATGGTTGTAGTAAATCACACCTATAAAGAAATAGGTTTGTATCCCAAGGATATTGTCGGTGGCGGTACAGGCTCTTATTATTCTGCTGATAACATTTACATCCTTGGTCGTCAGCAGGAAAAAGATGGCACTGATCTAATTGGCTACAACTTCATCATCAACGTGGAGAAATCTCGTTATGTTCGTGAAAAAGCAAAAATCCCTGTCACAGTTCGCTTCGATGGTGGCATTTCTCGTTACAGTGGTCTTCTTGACATGGCACTTGAGTCTGGTCATGTTACGAAGCCTAACGTAGGCTGGTATGCTAAAGTGAATACTGAAACTGGTGAAGTTGAAGCCAAGAAGTGGCGTTTGGCAGATACTGAGTCATCAGAATTTTGGGATGATATTTTGTCTGATCCATCATTTAAGAAATGGGTTCGTGATAATTATCAGTTTAGTTCTGCTGTTGCTGGTAATCTTGCAGTTGACGTAGATGAGGATGAAGATGCTTGAAAATCTAGTCGCTAAACTTGAATTCTGGTACGTCAAGAAATTCTTCAAAGTTGAAAAACAATACACCTTCTTCGTGGACCTTAATGGTCCACCAGGAAGTTTTGCCATCAAGTTCTTGGGAAAATATGATGGCGTGATTGTTGAATTTACTGACGTCAAAGTTACTGACGAAGGTTTGATGAATTTTGATTATGATGTTATCTCAAATGTAAACAACGCAGACACCAAGAGCAAATCGTTTCAACGATTTACTTCTAACGTGATGCGTAGTATACTTCTGAGTGCAATTGACAATGCGATAAAGGAAGGCAATGAAAACAGAAACACTGATCTTGTCGAATCTGATGCGGAACGAGTCTTTCATGAGGAAGACTCTGCCCTTTCTGAAGAAAGAATACCTGACCGAAAGTCACGAAAGAAAAGTATTCGAGGAAATAAAGGAGTTCATCCTAAAGTATAACAGTCTGCCTCCTACTGCAGCACTGGAGATTTCTTTAAAAGAATCAACCAAACTCACTGAAGTTGAGTTGAATAAGTCACTCGAACTGCTAAAGGAAATAGCAAGTGACAAGTCAGAACAAAAACTCGAATGGCTTCTTGACACTGCAGAAAAGTTTTGCCAAGAAAAGGCAATCTATAATGCTATCATGGATAGCATTCAGATACTCGATGGCAAAGATCAAGCGAGGGGCAAAGGAAGCATTCCTACTCTTTTGTCTGATGCTTTGGGGGTTAGTTTC